CATCCTATGACAGTATTTATGCGGATCACCAGGCCTTTAGTATAACCACATGCTCGTTGCCTCTACCATTGTATTTTATTTCAGTGGCTTTTATATTGGCAAATTGTTTTCTGTTGTTAGGTTTTCCGGCATTCATAAGTTCTTTTAATTGTTCTGCTGGTTTACGCAGTGTTTTCTGTACACTCTTATTTGGATCAAAACCTATCACACTGTTATTTTTAATATTGTATGTTTTAATAGTTTCATCAGCAATAACATATATTAGTTTACGTGTTTTCGTATTGTAAAGCCATGCTTCAGAGCCGTGCACCATTTTTTCTGGACTAACACTTGTTAAATCCAATTCTTCAAACTTTTTTAGATACTTAAATTTTCTTACCAACTGGGCAGGTGTTTTTTGTTTAGCCGGACGTGGTTGTCTATCCGCTTTTTTCACTTGCACATAACTTGCACAATCTGCTACGGCTTTTTCTAAAAACTTTTGCAAACTACGTATTTGTAACTTACCAAGATGACTATAACCTTCTTGTAATTGTGCAATCATGTCTTGTTCTTGTTCTGACATTTTCTCAAGTTGTTTTTTAGTGGGTGGTGCCAGCAGTTCGTTTATTTCATTTAACTGAGCTCGTAATGGATTAGCAATAATATCAATTGTTTGGGGTGGGCAACCTTCTTCTCTTAACAATTTCATTACACTATACTTGTCTAAGTCTTTGTAATCACTATTAACAAATTCATCAACCAGTTCATGCACTGCACCTTCGATATCCATGGTTTTATCACGCATGTTTTCTTGTATAGTTTTGCGTTCGACTTTTGGTTTTGTATTATCTACAACAAGTTTTGGCGCAGGTGGTGTACGTTCTATTGCTTGTGCGATACTTTTCTTGATATAGTCACTAGTAGAATGTACATCACCAATAGTTCCTGGCAATGTTTGCCAATATGCATTGTGTTCAGGATGTATATCTGGCATGCCTTGACGTAAACATCTAGCATATATACTTGGATATACTATACCACTGTATCCGTGGCGTTTAATAGTAGCAATATCTTCTTTGCTATAACCGTTTTCTTTCATCCATGCTAGTAGGTCAGGAAACAATTCGACAGGCTTACGTTCTTGGTAGTACCAATCAACACTGACCATTTTATATTTGTGATATGCTTGGCCGCTCATATCCAATGCAGTGGTCCAGTTTGGATCTTGTGCTTTGCTACGTTGTTTTCTAATAACCGGCTTCTTCTTACGTGTGCCCGGTTTCATTAAACTTTTGCCTTTTGCCATATTTGCTCCTGTATTTCCTAACTGTTTAGTGAGTATAGCATGTATGTAATTATTGTCAACCTAATATAATTTTGTTCTATGTTATAAAAAAGGTTGACTTATTGTATAGATATGTTATTATATATGAACAGTTAGAAATAAGGAGTAGCATAATGAAAAAGAAAGTGCAAATTGTTATGAACTTGGGCTACTATGATGCCAACAATAACTTCAAACAAGAAAAATTTGAAAGTGACAAACATGATAGTGTCACCAGTGCAGAATATGATATAAAGTGGATGATGGAAGTTTCCCTTCCTAAGAATATTAAAATTACTTCTAAAACATACGACTATGAAATTGTTGAATGTTACAAAGATGAATACAAGGACTTAAAATATGCTTAATGAAACTCTTCAACTATACGAACGTCGAATTGATAACTGTTGGCATGCTGCCGATAGTTGTAAAGATGGTACATGGGCCAAAACATTTTGGAGTCAAAATGCAATGTATCTATTACGTAAATTAAACAGTGAACTTAATGGAGAACAAAGATGAAATTTATGTTAATTTCAATGATGTTAGCAAATCCAATGGTGTATGCTAACGAAAAAACCTGTAATGTTGCCGCTGATGCACTAAAAAAAGTCGATATAGAAGCAGTATGTATTCCAGCAGGAGAACAAGCAAAAAATCCAGGAGATGCAATGCTAGAAGGTTTTATGAAACTTATTGATCAGATGGAAAAAATGCATAACCAAACTATGTCAAAATGAATTCTACTTTACTAGGATTACAATTTGATACTAGCAAGTATCATAAAGGTATACAACTTGTATTAGACTTTAAACAGTATGAGTTGAGTGTTGTAAAACATGACGCAAGCTATGGTGGTACTCAAGGTTTGTTTGAAATTATGGTAAGAGATTCAAGTGGAGGAGTTGAACTTCCTGGTATCACAGAACCAGGTGATACTGTTAAAGGCTGGCTGACCTTAGAAGATGTAAGTGGCATTTGTAAAAAGTTAATATCAATCACAGGCGTTGAACCAGTTAAGGTCGCCATCTAAGTCCATAAATACAGTAAGAAGGATTACTGTATGCCTAGATTAAGTTTATATCGCCCAAATCGACAAAACGATTACAAGTTTATTGACCGTACTGTTATGGAAATGTATCAGGTTGGCGGTGTTGATATGTTTGTACACAAGTACCTTGGCCCTCAAGTTACTGGTGATGACAGTTCAAGTGTGAGCGGTGGTACACAGGATGCAACACAACCGGCCTATAGTACCGAATCACCTTTGTTCATTGAAGATTTATTTTTGCTGGAAAACAGAGATCGTAAGTACGATGACGATGTTTATCAAATGCGAGGTGTGTATAATTCACAGGACATAGATTTTGATCTAAGTCAATTTGGATTGTTTTTAAACAATGACACACTGTTTATAACTTTTCATTACAACTTTATGATAGATACAATTGGTCGTAAACTTATGAGTGGAGATGTACTTGAACTACCAAATCTTAAAGACTACAATCCTCTTGATAGTAATATCGCTAGAGCTATACCTAAGTACTATGTAATTCAAGATGCAGCCTTTGCTAGTGAAGGATTTTCGCAAACATGGTTGCCTCACCTATGGCGTGTTAAAGCAACACCATTAGTAAGTGCTCAAGAATATAACGATATACTGAAAAAACCATTCGAAGTTGAAAACATCTGGGATAATGGAAACTATTATCCTAGTGGAAGTATTGTTTTATACAATAACAGTTATTATAAAGCTATAAAGGATGTAGATCCTGGTGTAGAAATAACCAGTACCGAACACTGGCAAGAATTTTCTCCAGCAAGTGAACGTGACACTTTTGGTACAGTACAAAAAGATCTTGAAATCAATGATGCTATATTAACACAGGCTGAGTACGAAGTTCCACTTAGTGGATACGATACTGTTAAATTTTACATTGTTCCAACAAACGAAGACGGTTCACCAGCAGATCCAAACAGTTACACAGTTGACAATAATGGTATTACAGTTGATACAACCAATGTAGATGTTGATGGGCAACCACAATCACCAAGAGCAAACGGTTACACACTGGGTTATCTAACCGGAGATGGATTAGCACCAAATGGATTACCTGTAACACCAGGTATTAGTTTTCCACAAAATCCACAAGAAGGCGACTTTGCACTAAGATTGGACTATTATCCAAATAGACTTTTTCGCTATAGTGGTACACGATGGATTAAGTACGAGGACGATGTGAGAACCAACTTGACACCAGGCGATATAACAAAAACAGTTGCAAATTACGGAAACGTAACTTCACAAACACAACGCAGTAGTTTTGTAAACAACACAAACCAAACTGCTACTGAAGATCGTGGTAATATTCCAGAACGTCAACCATTGAGTAAGTTGCTTAAACCTCAGGCTGACAATTAATGCACATTTATAAACTAGAAAATAAAGTGAATGGCAAAAAACACAATAGTGAAACAAAAGAAAAAATGAGTTACGCAAGATTAAAATATTATGGTAAGGTAACATAATGGCACTCCAAAGTTTCTTTTATGACGAACAAATACGTCGATTTCTACTGCAAGTTACCAGGGTATTTTCAAACTTTCAAGTAGAATACGGTTATGAAACTGACAATCCTCAAAAGAAAGCCTTATATAGAGTTCCGGTTCGTTACGGTGATGCAACAAGACAAGCTCAAACAATACTGCAACAAAATAGTGCCAACAGTTTACCCAGCACACCTCTTATGACATTTCATGTAACAAACCTAAATTACGCAAGAGATAGAATACAGGAACCATACTTTGTTGAAAAACAAAATGTAAGACAACGTTATTGGGATACAGAAAGTGAGTCCTATGAAACAACACAAGGAACAGCCTTTACAATAGAAAAGCTAATGCCTGTTCCTTATGATTTGGAAATCAATGTTGATATATGGACATCAAATACCAATCAAAAATTACAAATACTTGAACAAATACTGACACTTTTTAATCCAGGGTTAGAAATTCAAAGCACAGATAACTTTATAGACTGGACAAGTTTAAGTGTGATGTACCTCGAACAGGTTACCTGGAGTTCAAGAAATATACCTCAGGGAACCGACGATCCAATTGATATTGCAACATTGCGTTTTGTGATGCCTATATGGATAAGTCCCCCAGCAAAAGTTAAAAAACTTGGAGTTGTTGAAAAGATTATTGCTAGTGTGTACGACGGTACAGGTGATATGAATGAAGCAATATATGATAGTGATTTATTGCTAGGCACAAGACAAAAATTTACACCTTTTAATTATCAAACCCTTTTGCTTGGAAACAAACTACAGGTACTTGAACCCCAAGCAGTTGTGACTAACAATAGCGGAGTACAAGTGCCAAGTGCTCCTCCAAGCAATCTACTTTGGCATACCGTAATTGATCTATATGGAAGCCTAAGAGCTGGTATAAGTCAAGTTAGGTTAGACAATCCATATGATGATACACAGATTATTGGTACAGTAGCATATGATCCTAGTGATGATAGATTTTTATTGTTTACGGTTGACACTGATACAATACCTCAAAACACATTGAATCCTATCAATGCAATTGTGAATCCACAAGCAAAAGGTCCTGGTACTATTAACGGACTGCCAGCGGCATCAGAAGGACAAAGGTATTTGTTTATCAATGATACTGGAAGCGATAGTGCAGAAGATCCTGGTTTTGCCGAAGCATGGCGTGGTACTGATGGGTCAACTTTGGTTGCAAATACAAATGATATTGTAGAATATGATGGTGTACGTTGGAATATTGCATTTGACTCTAGTAACGAGAGTACGGTGCAATATGTAACAAACCTTACTACCAGTGTTCAATACCGTTGGGCCAACGATCAATGGCTAAAAAGTTATGAAGGACTTTATCCCGAAGGTGAATGGAGCATTGTGCTTTGATAAACGCAGTCGGAGTTTGGTTTTACAGTATTAAAACAAATCGATATCTTTATCTACTTAGAAATGATAGTAAGAATCCTGGTTGCTGGGGCCTTCCAGGTGGTAAAGTCGATAACGGCGAAAATTTGCAAGAAGCAATGACACGTGAATGCACAGAAGAAATTGGACTATGGCCTGATACAATTAAACTGGTTCCAATTGAAAAATTTACCAGCATTGATAATAAATTTTCTTACCATACATTTCTTTGTTTAATAAAACAAGAATTTACCCCAATATTAAACAGTGAACATCATGGATATTCCTGGATTAAATCAGGAGTTTATCCTAAACCATTACATCCTGGTTTATGGACTACAATTAACTTTCAAGAAATTCTTGATAAAATTGAAAGCATCAAACAGTTTCAAATATCACAGAATGAAACAAATTCTCCGTAGGTCCAGATATCAAAATTAATATTTTGTTTCCACACATTGCTCGGTGGAATGTTATCTGAAACAAATACAAATTTTACATCACGATACTGACTCATAACTTGATTCATTTGGGTCACCAATTGTTCATCAAATTCTCCAACACTGTTACGAGCATCAGCACCTAATAGAAAAATTTCTTTGTGTCCGTCAAAACACGCTAGCCATGTAGCAACTGTTAAACCACGACCTCTTGTTCCGTATGGAACAAGATAAAACTCACCGGCATTAGAAATACAATTTCTTGCATTGCTATACACACTTACTTTTTTTTGATAACCTGTTTCTAATAACTCATTGAGTTTTTCTTGATCAAATTCTACATAAAAATCACATTGGATTTCCTGCCAACAACCTTGAGAACCATAACTTTGTAATCTCTTACGACCAAGGTGCCAACCAGCATGTCGTTCAATGTTGTTTTTTAAATTAAACTTTCCATGAAGTTTTGTTATATACCGACTGTCTCCGTTGCCGATTACTGCGGCTCTTCCTGAAATATGTTGATTTTCAATTGGATTATCAATCCATTCACGCTCTTGATGTTTTTTACCATTTTTAATAGTGTTACTAACAATAACAAATTCGCCATCATAGTCAGTACGATATCTTTGTAACATTATAATCTTCCGACAAGTACTTCTATTACACCTGTGCCATCGTCGTCTTTGTTTTCAATTGCCTTGCCAATCACACTTCCTGTTGGTGGATTATGAATGTCTTTGTATGCTTGTGCATGACCAGGTTCATCACTGCTGATTAACAAATCACCTTTGCGAACTTGTCCAACAACCTTGCACGGCACTCTTCCAATAAGTGCCACACTTATTCCATCTGAATCGCTATTCATCAAGTAAGCAGGATCAGTTGAAACTATGCCTGCAATTGCAGTACTTCGAGCTCGTTGAGTTTGAGTTACTTCGTATTCGCCTCCAAGTTCAACAATAGTGCCAGGCTCATAATCTTGATCACTGGTATATTTTTCTGCTAAGTCAGCATACCTTGCTTGTGTGGCAGTTGCAGTTATCACGCCAGCACTGAAATTTCCACTACCATCTCTAGCAACAATAGTGCTACCTGTATTTGCACTTGTGGCGTTACTTGTAATTGTAACACTGCCACTTGCACCACCACCTGATAAGCCTGTACCACTAACTGCAACGTTTGTAATATCACCT